CGCAGAAAATCATTTCCGACCACTATGACTTATATTTGGAAAAGGATAACCCGTGTTCGCGTAGTATATGCGCACATTATGACCTCGATAAACGCGAATATATGTCGCAAGAAAGCAGACCAAAACCTTACCAACCCAAGGGTGCTGTTGATGCAAAAATAGGCTCTAGTAGCATGTGCAATAAAATGCAGTTTATGGCGCGATGGGGGAATGCATGTGGAACCGATTTCAAGAAAGACGATTTTTGCGACCTTCGACATGAATGGGAATACCAACGTCCATTCTTAGAGGATAGGTTAAAAGAACCGTGGGTGGTTTGTAGCGAAGTCAATATAACTAAAGTGGGATACGATATGACTAGAGCAATAAATGAATATGTGTCGAGTAGTTCTACTAGTATGAGTGTTTTTTCTCCGACTGCGTCTCCGCCTGCTTTGTCTCCTGGTATGTCTCCGCCTGTGCCTCCACCTGTGTCTAAGCCCGTGCCTCCGCCTGTGTCTAAGCCCGTGCCTCCGCCTGTGTCTCCGCCTGTGTCTCCGCCTGTGTCTAAGCCTGCAACAATGAAACCAATGACCCCTTCAGTAGGTGGAACAAATGATAACGATAACGACAAGCAATTAAAAGACTTTATTAAAATGTTTAAAAAACAAAATAGAAAAAGTTATAAGTCAAAGAATTCTAATACACGAAGGAATAAAAAAAATGATAAATAGAATGATAAATAATATAATATAATATATTAAACGTTTTACTATATTATATACATTATACATACATTATACATACATTATACATACGTTAGTATACATACACCCAATGCAACCATTCACGCCACCACAAGATAAGTCTTCACACTCACCCAACCTTGGACCCAAACTTGATCCGACCACAGAGTGTGAAGAATTATTGACGATTGTGCGCGACTTATATCACAAGTATTGCGACGACGATTATGCACGCGCAGCATTAGTATCTCAAATAAAGAATACGCTCCCCGCTCTTTTACAGCAGAAATGCGATGTTCGAATCCAGCGCGAAGAGCGTCGCAAAACCTTGGAAGAAACATCCGAAGAATTTATTCGCGAATTCATCAATAGTTCGTCGTACTATTATAACCAAAATATCGACCTCTTTTTCGTCTACCATAACAACACATATAAAATCATAAACGAGGACGAAATCGAGCATGATATTCGCACTACAATTACCGACCAACAAAATGTCGAATTGTCTACATGGAAGTATAAAATTAAAAACCAGATTATTAAAAAAATAAAGGAACGCGACCTTCTCACGTCTATTCCCGAATCCGAAACAATTCAGCGCGTATTAAATGCGCTAACTCCTTTCGTATTTAAGAATAAAGATAGCGCGAAATATTTTCTCACCATTATTGGCGATATTTTGTTGAAGAAGAATAGTCATACGTATTTTATTTCGACCAAGGCGAAACACTTTATTAGCGAACTCGGCGAAGAAAGTTATGCTCTATTTGGTACGTCAAATATGATGAACCATTTCAAATTTAAATTTTACGAGCACAAGTACGAAGAGTGTCGCTTGATTGACATGGTTGAGAATGTCATTTCGTTTCCTTTTTATACACACAATGAGGGGTTAAAGCACGCCGGGGGAGGGCTGGGCATGGGCATGGGGCACTCGTTATCTTCTTCTTCGCTTTCAAGTATTAGTATAACAAATAGTGGAATCTCTACTCCGAAAACGCCGACAACACCAGGGCATGGTATCGGTATCGGTCATTCACACGCGACAAATATTATTCAAAAACAGAGCATGCTCGATTTGTTTTGTGTAGCAGCGCATTATTCGTCGCGGTTTAGTAGTGCCGACTTGTTTATCGAAAAAATGTGCAAAGACCCGACAGTAATCGAACACGCCTTTTATTTGAAAAATACACACGACGATGATATTCTTTCGCGGTTTATTTCATCAACAACGGAGCCATGCAAAGGTGTCCATATTACATGGAAAAATATGCTTTACCTTTGGAAAATCTTTATCGAAGAAGAGAAAATCCCTAATGTTTTTTTCACGAGTGTTCTTAAAAAACATCTGATGAAGCGGCTCGAATATTCGTGCGAACCGGTGAATGTAGGGGTGGGTGATGGTGTAAGTGTGGGTAGTATGGGAGGGCTGGATACAGGAGGAGCGGGAGGAACAGGAGATTCAGGAGAAATGGTGGAAGTAAGTACAGAGGTACAGGAGAATAGAGAGATGTTTTTAAATATTACGAGCAAACATTTGCCACTTGTAGGGAAGTTCATCTCATTTTGGAATGAAAATATTAGATGCAATCATACGGAAATCGAGCTAGAAATAGATGAATTGTCGACCTTATTTTTGAATCATGGAAATGTGTATCATGGAAACCAGAAAAATATTCAGACAATTACGGACCAGACAATTTTAGGATTTATTCGCCACTTTTTGCCGGATATTTGCATCGAAGAAGATAAATACTTGATGAATATTGGGTGCAAACTATGGGACAAGAAACAGGAAATAATGACGGGGATTGAAGAATTTAAGAGGGCGAATTTAGGGGGAAGTGGTAGTAGTAATAGTACAAATACTAATTTAGGAAAGGGTAAGGGTAAGAATAAGGATGGAGTCAAGGATGGAGTCAAGGATGTAAATGTGGTTGTTAGTAAGAAAGATAATGATATGGTGGAGATGTCAGTGCAGGCTGTATCATCATCGTTTCCTGTTCATACAATATATGACTTTTATTGTAAGTGGGGATATAAACATAATAAAATGGTGGTAAGTAAACGGTACTTTGAGAAATTCTTTGTTGATAACTATGGGGATAATTTAACAGAAAAAAATGGAACACTTTGGTGGAGTTATTAATTTAAAGATAAAAATGTTATTATATAATATATTCTATCTATAATATATCATATAATAAAGTATTGAAAATATGGATGGTGGTCCTGATGTTGGTCGTGCCGCTGTTGCAGCTGGTCCTGGTGTTGGAGTAGCACCATATCCAGTTGCATTTCCTGCACTTCAAATTATGTGTGATGCAGCCTGCGGGGCTAATCCTGTTGAAATTATTGAAACAAGGTATCCTGCAGCAGTTACATTATATGCTATGGCTGAAAATCCTGAATTATCTAATATTATTATGGATACACATATGGAAGACTTTGCAACTATCATGGAAGATGAAGATGAGTTATCGGATAGAATAGCTTTTGAAAATTCTATAAGTACGCAAAATGAAAATGAAATAAATAGCAATTTCGGTCCTATTATTATTGGAAAATCAAGAATACCTGTTGCTCATGCCGTTGCTCCTGTCGTTGCTCCTGACGTTGTTCCTGCCGTTGCTCCTGCCGTTGCTAATGCTAACTATACAAATTTAATAGCATTTATTGATTTTTTTACTGCTACTAATGTTCATATGATAACATTAAATTCATTAATGGTTTATCTACATGTACTAATATATGGAACATTTGGAATACCTATACAAGGACAACAACCTGTATATATATATAGTAATATTCTTTTAGTTAGAAATCCAAATACACCTGTAGATAGTTCTTCATTAATGCCCAAATATTCATTTAATATTTTATGCGTAAAAGAACCCTTGTTGCAAACACGCTTGACTGCTGGGAGAGAAAATGGTATGGGAGCATTGTTAGAACGTTTTATATGTAAAATACTACAACCTTTTTTTGATAGTATAGCACCAGGATTCGCTAAAGTAAAACTTATTGCACCTACGGAGTCAAATAATATATGGCAGATAAAATTGTCAGTTTTTGAAAATGACTTTATTCTTGTTTCTTTACAAATTATTAATGTAAAAGCTGAATATTTAAATGCAAATAATATTATACCATTTGAAAATCTAAATATACGTGCATTTTATAGTAGTTTAACTCAAAGTGAATGGACCATAAATACTGATGTAACATACAACAACGATTATTGTAATCTTATTATGCGTCGTATACAAGAAATGTTAACTGAATTACATCAGGTACTAAATTCTGATCCTAATAATTTAATGTACTGTTCTCATAATTTATGTTTTTCTTTATATAACAAATGTCTAAGTAAAGATTTTAACTGCTTGTGTAGTTTATCCGAAGTAGATACAAAAATTCTTAAGAAAATAGTTGAGGTTGTTGGTTTTGATGCTTTTTATCAATTTATACAATTATTTTTAGGTAATTTAGTTGATACTTTAATAAATAAAAAAAAACAATATTTTTTGTTTGGATTATTAAATGTAATATGTTGTTCTTATCAGGATAAATATACACTAGAGACAAAAGCATATGAGATGATATTTGATAAAGCTGCTCCAAATTTTAACTTATTTCTTAACTCAATGCGTTTGATAGAAATGGTTAATAGTATATGTGCCACTATACCTATAAATATTGTAATGGGAGGAGGAAAACAGTATTCGTTATTCCAAATAGCTCTAAATAATTATTTTAATGTTATGGGCGAAGATAATTTTACTACGCTTTTTTATCCAGAACTATTTCAAGGAGTAGATATAAATGAGTTACGACATCTTAATGTAAAACCAGCAGCCGACGCCGATTTTGGAATGTTTCATCCTGGAAATCATATAGAAGATTCTCCCGAAACAGCTATGGGTTCAACCATGTGTATGTCAGTATGTATGTTACTACAGATATCATTAAAAAAGTTAATAGATAGGTTGTTTGTTCCACTCACTGGAAATTACGATATTGATATAGGAAATTCATGTATAGGAAATCCACCAACGACGTTAAGTTCATTGCGAATAAATTTGCATAGTTCATATATATTTTATACTGAATTACTACGAACCGCAATAGTAACACAAAATACGACAACAATGCGTGGCGTATTAGACCTATTGACACCTAACGAATTCTTTGGGAGAATTATTAATGAAAGAACACCCATAGCTTCCGTAATATCACCATATGATTTTGTTTTAAAAGGGTCAATGCAAAACTATATAGTACATATTTTAGATGCTATTTATGAATTTAACCCTGGGGGGGCAGGTGCTCAATTAAATCCTGAACAAAAATTACCACTCGCTGAAACATTAACTCCATTTATGTTTACAAGCCAAGGATTTTCATCTCCATTAAAAGGAATTTTTGACATATTTTATACATTATTTATTATTGAAAATTTTGCAAATAGGTCTTTAGTTACACAGAAAATAAATAAAGAATTAAAAAGAATAGCTATTTGCGCCCAAGTTTTATATATACATTTTAAACAATTACTAGAAGATAACCCTGGTTTATCAGCTACTATAGAACCTATTATAGGTATATTACAAACAATGATTACATATGGATATAATAATAGCAATTTATTGGGTGATAACTTCATAGCTATAATGAATACTTATGTTACTTTTACAGACAATTTAATTCGAATAACTGATACAAATCGTGAACTTTTATTTTATTGTGCTCCTAACAATCCAACTGGACGTACTCTTACAAATATTGAAAATTATTTTATGAATTTTTTAGTCTGTTCTTCTCCTCCTCCTCCTGCTGCTCCTATTGGTACTCTGGCTACTACAGTTGTTGCTGCGGGTAATGCTGCCGCTCATGCTGCTGGTATTCCTGTTATGATGACAGAAACAGACCTTCAAAAACCATCATTTAGAAGTTTATCTTGTATTCCTTTAGTAGTTACTGCATTAACAGCGATGCGTCAAATTGTACATTCTTTATATAAAAATAAACTATATGCTGCATGTCGAGATAATGTAAATAAAAAGGAAGGAGTAATTGCTATTGCGTCAGCATATCAGTCTTTTTTATGGAATACTTTTAACTCTATGAAAATTATAGGGGAAGGTGAACCAGATTTTCACTGTTTTGACAAGAGAGCAGGAGCTAAAGGTATTGATGGTGTTCTTGTTGAAACGCATAATACTGGTCTAAATGGTTTAATAGATAGTCTTAATCCATGTTGGAGCGGTTTTCCGAAACCAGATAGTGATTTATTAGATTTAAATACTGTTTTAGATTTATTAAATTTAAATACTGTTTTAGATTACCATTATAGATTTTTAGATGGTGTAGTATTTAACAACGCTGGTGATAATAACATAGGAAGATTTTTAATTTTTTCATGGTTCATTACATCCATATTTGGCATAAAAACAAAATCAAAACCATCAAAAATTCTTGCTTTAGGTAGAACATACTTAAAACTTTTTGTAGAATCATATCGTGTTGTGGTTGCTTCGCGACAAGGGCGTCCTGAGAATGAACTATTTGGGTGTATATTTGCTATACCCCTTGCTATACCCCAACTCCGTGAGCCTCATGTTCCAGTCCCTGGTGATTATTTTGGTTGTGATAACAATGAAATTTTATGTTTAACTTATGGTAGTCGTAATATTAATGAAGCATTAACAAAATATATAGAAATACAGGGTGAAGGTGGAGGTAGATTTGTTAAAAAAATTTCTGTCCCACCACAACAAGATGGTCGACCCAACCCCTTCCAACTTTTAGGAATAGACTATTCTAGTAAGGTATTTAAAGATGAAATACTCCAACAGTTTCTTAAACGTTTTTCAATTTTCCCAAAAAAAAAAGAGTTTACAATTATGGCATCAACTAATATGGGTATATTACTTAGAGAATTACATGCAGGTATTACTCATCTAGTTCAAGCTGCACAAGCAGTAAATTTTCCTAATTTATGTCAGACTCTTGTTAGAGAACTTTTTCCAAGAGTAAAAGAACTTAACATATATACTCCAGCTGAACATGATATATTTAAATTTGAAAAATTTCCTAATGTACCCCCATTATGTAATTCTATATATTTTAGAACTAAATGGATAATTTACTTAGTTGGAGGTATATTAAATATTTATAATCCACCATCTGATGCTTCATTTGTGTATAAAAATATGAAATTATTTATTTTATTGCTTAAATATTTAATAAACCATGAAGAAATAGCTGGTTCAGAAGGACGTATAAGGGGAATCGTACAAGCCGAGCAAATACAAATACATACTAGTGTAGAAATTTTAGCCCAGGTTAATTTATTAATAAATTCAGATTATCCTAATATTGAACCAGCATGTATATTGAGCGCTAAACAAGCAATAGAAGCTCCTGCTGTTTTTGCTGCTGCTGCTGCTGCTAGTCGTGCTGAAATTCGTGCTAATGCTGCTGTTGTTGCTGCTGCTGCTGCTGCTGGTGTTACTGCAAAAAAAAGACAAGAAGAATTAAATGCAAAAGGCAATAATAAAGTAAAAACTACTGAACGTAAAGTCTCAAAAGGACCAGGAGCAAGAGTAGCAGAATTAGCAGCAGCAGTATTATCATCAGATGCAATAAGAAAAGGAATCCGAACAGGAATCCGAACAGGTAGTGAACCTCCAAGTGGAGGTACCAGAAACAACCACACCCGTAGAAATAAGAACAAGCGTAAAAAGAACTCTAAAACTAAATTTAAAACGAAATCCAGTTCTAAACATAGAAAAGTAATTCCATCTTCCCGTTCCGGTTCACAATCGAATAGAAAGAAATCTAAACCCAAAAAGTCACAAAAGAATGTAACATTCAAGCGAAGACGTGCTAGAAAATGAATGCAAATCCAGATGCAAAAGTGTGTGCGTATTAATATTTTTATATTTTCTATAAAAATATTCTTGATTGAGTTTTTATTTATGACACCTATTTTTGATTAATCTCACGCTTCTGTATCATATCATGTTTTTAAGTCTATCATAAACTTGCTCGCCACCACCCCTGACACTGTCTACTTGCGACCTTTGCGAGACTTTTTAGCGCCAATCTTAACAGCGCCAAATTTACCCTTCTTTGCAGTGTAGCCATGTTTGACCAATCTTTTCTCTTGTTTTGCAGTCTTATGCTTCTTTGCAGAAACAATGCGACCATTTTTGTTCATAATCAAATCCATACGTGTCAACCCTCCACTCGTCTTATACGAAGTCTCATGCCATACCTGAGCACGAGAACCGACCAGTCTCTCGAATACGCGACCGTTGATTGTATACTTGCCGTCAGGGCGTCGTTTGTAGCTATTATGCATTTTAATACCTTATAGAAAAGAATGAGAAAAAAATATTATTTTAATTATAATTCATAATTATTAGATAATTATTAGATAATTAAAATAGAATAAATAACAAATAACAAATAACAAATGTACCAAATGTACCAAATGTACCAAATGTACCAAATATATTGCTAAACCTCAACCATTCCTACTAATGGTAGCCGGACCTCCACGAATTGCCCCTATATTCGGTCCTAAACCCGAACCATTATCGTACGGCACATATCGCATCGTTGACGAGTATCCTGGACCCGACCCACCCGGACATCCTGCCCACTTCCCATACGCATTCAATGTTTCATTCGCTACCGTATAACACTGATTGTGATTATTCGAACCCACCGAACTTCGAATCTTCATCGCCAATTTTATTTTACACGGAAACTTATATATCAATAATGGACTGTTGATATTCGCCTTTTCTATCGGCGGAGGACAGCACAAATGTTTATTTGTTTTCGGTTTAAAAAAGAAGTTACTCATATATCTCCTATATCCTATATGTTACTATGTGTTACTATATGTTACTATATTATATTATATTTTACACTTTATTTTCATTATTTTCATTATTTTCATTATTTTCACGGTTTTATAACAATTATAAAATTGATATAAAAATAAGATAATATAATATATAACAACTCTGCTACCGCACACATCAAAACAAAGCGTATATATCTATACATCAAAACTAACATCAACATCAACATCAAAATGTCTACACCTACTGTCGCCACCGCTGTCGCTCCATCGAAATCGAAAAAGTCGATTCAACTTCCGAAAATTAATACTAGCGTACTCGTTAGCGAAGGCGGAGGAGGAGGCGAAGGCGGAGGTGTGGTTGCCCCCGCCCAAGAACTTGCTAAATATCAGAAAATGTCTGACAAGGAACATATCCTCAAAAAACCCGACACATATATTGGCTCCATTGAAATGACCGAAGCCGAGACATTTGTCTACGATTCCGCTACATCTTCTATCGTTCATCGCACAATTCATTACATCCCAGGTCTCTACAAACTGTTCGATGAAGGCGCCGTCAATAGTCGCGATCATTTCGTTCGCCAAGAGCAAGCAATCCGCGATGCAAAACCGAACGCTCTCCCCGTCACATGTATCGAATTCGAAATCAGCGATGACGGCACCATCTCCATCACAAACGACGGAAATGGAATCGACGTAGCGCAACACCCCGAACATAAACTATGGATTCCCGAGATGATTTTCGGTCACCTTCGCACATCTACCAACTACGACGAAAACAAGAAGGAGAAAATCGTCGGCGGGAAAAACGGATTCGGATTCAAGCTCGTTCTTATCTGGTCTTCATGGGGTCGCGTCGAAACTGTTGACCATATCCGCGGTCTAAAATATATCCAAGAATTCAAGAACAACCTCGACGAGATTTGCCCGCCGAAAATCGCCAAGTGTACAACGTCGAAACCATATACGAAGGTATCATTCCGCCCCGATTATGCGCGATTCGGCGTTGAAGGATTGACGCCAGATATGCGCGCGCTTTTCGAGAAACGTATCTACGATATCGCCGCCATCACCGACAAATCCGTCAAAGTCAAGTACAATGGCGCCCTTATCCCGGTGAAACATTTCCAACAATATATCGACCTCTATATTGGCGCAAAGGGCGAGACGAAACGTATCTACGAGGCGCCCGATCCAAGGTGGGAGTATGTTGTATCTCTTGCACCCAATGGCGAGTTTCAACATGTGTCGTTTGTGAACGGAATCTATACGCAAAAGGGCGGCAAACATGTCGAGTATATTATGAACCAGATTGTGCGCAAGTTGACGGAGTATATCAAAAACAAGAAAAAGGTCGATGTCAAGCCGACGACAATCAAGGAACAGCTGGCGATATTCTTGCGCTGCGATATCGACAATCCGTCTTTCTCGAGCCAGAGCAAGGATGAGATGGGAACCGCCGTTGCATCGTTTGGGTCGACATGTAAAGTCAGCGACGATTTTATCGAGAAGTTGGCAAAGATGGGCGTGATGGATGCCGCGTGTGCTCTGACCGAGGTGAAGGAAAACAAGGCGGCGAAGAAGACGGACGGAACAAAGACGCGCACGATTCGCGGTATTCCGAAACTAATCGATGCAAACTATGCGGGGACAGAGAAGTCGGCGCAGTGTACAGTTATATTTTGCGAGGGTGATTCAGCAAAGGCGGGAATCGTGTCGGGTCTTAGTCGCGAAGACCGCAACTTTATTGGCGTTTATCCGATGAAAGGTAAAATGATGAATACACGCGGAGAAGCCCTCAAAAAAATTGCGGAAAACAACGAAATTACGGAAATCAAGCAAATCCTCGGGCTTGAAGTCGGGCGCAAATATACTCCCGATGATGTAAAATACCGTTTGCGATATGGCAAAGTATTGTTTATGACGGACCAAGATTTGGATGGCTCGCATATCAAGGGGCTCGGTATCAATATGTTTCAAAGCGAATGGGCGTCGCTTACAGAAATCCCCGGATTTATCGGCTTTATGAATACGCCAATTTTGAAGGCGAAGAAGGGAGCGCAAGAAAAAGTATTCTACAATGAAGGTGAGTATCGCGCATGGAAAGAGGCGAGTGAATCTGTCGAGGGCGCCGCTGCAAACACACAACCGGCGGGATGGAGTATAAAGTATTATAAAGGTTTAGGCACAAGTACAGGCAAGGAGTTCAGGGAATATTTCGAACATAAGAAAATCGTCGATTTTACACATAGTGGCGAAGCGTGTGATAATGCGATTGATATGGTATTCAATAAGAAACGCGCAGATGACCGAAAGACGTGGTTGGCTACATATTCGCGTGACAGATACTTGGATACACTTCAACCAAGCGTGACGTATCAAAAATTCATCAACGACGAGATGATACACTTTTCGAAATATGACTGCGACCGTTCTATCCCGAATTTGATGGACGGTCTGAAAATCTCGTTGCGAAAGATTCTGTTTTCGGCTTTCAAGAAAAATCTCAAGAGTGAAATTAAGGTCGCGCAATTTAGTGGTTATGTTTCGGAACACTCGGGATACCATCATGGCGAGGCGAGTTTAAATGCGGCAATTGTCGGAATGGCGCAGAATTTCGTCGGCAGCAACAACATCAACTTGTTTGAGCCCAATGGTCAATTTGGGACGAGACTTCAATCGGGCTCGGACTCTGCTAGCGAAAGATATATCTTTACACAGCTGAATAAACTGACGCGGCTTCTTTATCGCCAGGAGGATGACGCCGTTCTTACCTACTTGGATGACGATGGTCAGAGCGTTGAACCGATTTATTATGTACCCATTATTCCTATGGTGCTGGTGAATGGAACAAAAGGAATCGGGACCGGTTTTAGTACTGAAATCATGTGCTATAGTCCTACGCAAATTATCGCATATCTTCGGCATAAACTTATGGGGGCTATGGGGGCATCTGCACCTGCACCTACTATCGAGCCGTTTTATAAGAACTTCAGAGGAGCGATTCGTCGTGTCGGAGATAGTAAGTATTTATTCAAAGGATGCTATACGATTCTAGATGATAAGAAGGTGCGTATTACGGAATTGCCGATTGGAACATGGACAGACAACTATAAAAAGTTCTTGGAGAATCTGATTGAGCCACCAGCGGGAAGTAAGGACAAGGACAAGGACGGAGCGGCAAGTAGTGCACCGATTGTCAAGGAATACAATGATATGAGTACGGATACACATGTGGACATCACGGTTACAATGGCGGCGAATATTATCAAGACGTATAGTGAAAAGGCTGCGGAATATGATTGCACTATGCTGGAGAAAGTGCTCGGATTATATGCCACGCAGTCTACGACAAATATGAACCTGTTTGATGCGAATGAGAAACTTGTTAAATATGGTAATGCGGAAGAAATTGCGGATTCGTATAGCGTAACACGGCTGGCATTTTATGGTAAACGCAAAGATGCTCTTATTGCAGCACTTCGCAAAGAACTAATGGTGCTGAGTAATCGTGCGCGATATATTACCGAATTATTGGAAGACACGATTGATCTTCGTCGCAAAACAAACAAACAACTTGTGGAGTTATTGAAAGAACGGAAATATGACTCGATGGATGCAGATAGCCGCGATGATAAAGGAGAGGATGAGTCATCGTCGACGTCGTCAGGGCAAGGTCAAGGATATAAATATTTGCTAAAATTGCCGATGGATAGCGTATCGGAGGAAAATGTGAAAAAACTGCTAAATGAAAAGGAGAAGAAGGAAGCGGAGTTGAGCGAACTGAGTTCGAAAACGGTGGAACAAATGTGGCTGAAAGATTTAGAAGAATTGGAAGTCGAATATAACAAATTTATGGAAGCGACGACGTATTCGGCTACAGGTGATGTCGCTGCAAAAGCGGGTACAACAAAGGTTAAGAAAGCGAGCGTGAAGACAAGCGTGAAGGCAAAGTGAAGGCAAAGTGAAAATAAATTACAAGGAGTATTGGGTGGAGTAGATTGAGGTAAAACTTCTTGCTATATATAGCAAAAAGTTGTACTATATTTTTTTATTTAGGTGCAATGGCATGGCGTGGCATGGCGTAGTTTAAAACCAAGGCTTCATTTCAAGCGTCTTGCCCTTGACATTATCGTATGTTGGCCATGTCATTATGGTATACATATTACTAGCATCGCGTTTATATTTCAAGTATGCGCGAATCTCGTTGATTAGTTTAGGAACACAGTGGTTGACGACGTGTTGGTTTAATGCGGTGACTTGTTCGCGAATATTGGTTGGCAAGTTGATGGCGCTTTCGAGGTATAATGCGCGCATAATAATCTTTAGTTCATCGTTATCTTGTTGAGCGATGGTATACTCGCCATTGGATAGACGGTGTACCTCGGCACGAAGAGTATTCTGAATAATCTGGATATTATCTTTACTGAAAAAGACGTTACTTACATCGTTGTCCATCCAGTTGCCGGTTAGTGCATCTCTAAATGTAGTAATTTGATTTACGGGTATTTTGTCCCACATGGCGAATCTTGCTTCGGGGGGCGGACCTTCGATATCGATACGACCGTTAGATGTTGTTATGGTTGATATATTTTTGACGGTTTGAGAATCGCGAGGCATACACGTTGAAGTCGAACTTGAACTTGAACCTGCATTTCTATTTACTGAAAACATTTTAGAAGATTTGAGTTGTTGTATATTAATAACTAAATATAAAAATATCTAAATTTTAATATTTAATATTTAGTTGTTGAAATAATTTAGTTGTTGAAATAATTAATTATATATACATTATATATACACTTATACGAGATAAATAAAGATAAATTATGTCATTTAATAGCGTTACGTTAACTGTTGCGGGTATTATATTTGTTGTTTTATTAGTCGCGACAGCATATTTTATTTATCAAGACCAGAAAAGTAAATTTACATTGATTCAGTCGACGTGCCCGGATTATTGGTTATTAAGAAAGAATAATGATGATGGAAAACATTATTGTGAACCGAATAGTAAGAATTTGGGAATGTGTAGCTCAGATGTTGGATCATTAGAACGTCCACCGAAATACACTGTATTAAATGACCCGGATGAATGTAGCAACTATAAAAATAAAATGACGTGGATTAATAATGTGTGTGGGAAAAGAATACTGTGGGACGGAGTGACAAATAATGCCGAACTTAGAAATAAATGCAAGTAATAATTAGTTTTAGATTTTGTAATAAATATATAATAATAATATAAGTATAGTTACTTTATTATTATTGAGATTTGATATAATAGGATGGTGAGAAACAGAATAAAACGTAGGTTTGTAACTGGTAACATATTAAACACAATTCCTCGACAAAGCGATTTACGCGTCCAGTTAAATAAAGCACTTTCAAAAGCTGATACACGTCATGATATTCCATTATCTCATCAACATGTATCTCTAACAAGTGTATTAAATACAGTTTATGGGGAAAATATTGTTATAGGAACAGATACTTATTATGATTATCCTCCAAACAGTGACATTTTTACAACTGCAATACATCTTCAGGTAGACTCATATCAACTAAATCAAGATGTTGGTGGTCTTCGTCTGATCGATGGAGACCCATTTAACGCTTTAAGTGGACCTATACCTAAACATAGTAGCATACCATATTTTATGCAAAGACTAGAAACAGGTATAGAATTAATACGTGAGGGGGAAACAAAAGTTGTATTTGTATCAGACAATGTAAGTGCGGGTGCCGTAGATAGAGCGATTTTAAAGAATCAAAGTCAAATTTTTTTACGTAATGTTAACCTACCACCTCCTGCACGTCAAAATATTGAAGAAACTGTTACCCTATCTTCAATTGTTGATATGGCAGGAAAAAGTGTTCCAACTAACTGGGCGGCATTATTCCATAGATGGTGGGATGAATGTGTAGGTGAAGAGGTTAATAATTTTACCATTAATTTAACCGCAATAGGTGCTGTTAATATGCCTGGTGCAAGTCTAACTATAACAAGAGATAGAGGTAACCAAATAACACTGGGTGGTGATAAAGGTTCTCTTGTAGTAGGAATAGTTATTGGTGGAACAACAGTAAATATTCTGTATGATTTGAATCAACGATCTTTAGAACAGTCTATCGTTAGAGATACACGCGGTACAGTCGGTACAGTCGGAGGATATATATTTGTATCAGGCAAAAATATAGCTAAAGTATTTTTTGAAGAATATAATAATGTATTAGATGGTGGAACAGACCGTATCGCCGCAAGAAATCAACATTTGCTTGACATGGTTGTTAATGCTGTGAGGGATTCTACGCATATATCTATTGAAGCTGCAAAAGAGGATGTAACAGCTATATTTACTACGTTAGGTGGATTTGATAATTTTCCATTAATAGGTGCATATTTTATTGTTGGAAAGTTAATAGGCGACTTACTATGCCCCTTATGTTGTGACGATAAGTGGTATACACTTACAAATGACAATCTTATGATAGCTAGATGTCTTCTTCTATCTAAAAGAGCATTGTTTTACAAACACAATAAACTTTTTACTGGGTTTTATTTTTTTGTACCCCAAGAACAACCGGCTGTTGTAGCTCAAGCAGTAGAAGCATTTCAACGTGAATCTCATGCTCAAGTAGAAGAACTTGAAAGAGTAGTAACACGAGCTCAAGCTCAAGCAGCAGTTCTTCAAGCTCAAGCACAAGCACTTCAAGCTCAAGCAGCAGCTCAAGCAGTTCAAAATGCTCAAGCTCAAGCACAAGCACTTCAAGCTGAAGCTCAAGCAGCAGAAACTCAAGCACAAGCACTTCAAGCTGAAGCTCAAGCAGCAGTAGCTGAAACTAATAGAGTAATAACACGTTCTCAAACAGCAGCACTACAAGCAGCAGATCAAGCACAAAGAAATCAAGAACTAGGTATAAAAATAGAAGAAGGTAAAATATCAATTAGAATATTAGAGTTATTAGGAGAAAAAAAAATAAATTATATTAGCGATACTGTAAATAGACACATAACATTATATAGACAAAAAAATAAAAATGATAAAGTAGCTAATGAAATAAAAATAGCTAACATGCATAAAGAGTACTGTGAACAAGAAATAAAAAAAACTATTTCTCAATTTTCAGAAAATGAAATACCAGAAAATCAAATAGTTCAACGAACACACGAAGCAATATATAATATTAACAGAATCTGTAGACTTAATATTAATAATAAACAATATCGATTATTTCTTCAGCGTTTAGTCAATCGTTTAGTACGTGATCTTGGAGTCAATTTTTTAAGCGGTGGAGCAACAAAAGTAAATATAACCGTCAAATGGAAAAAAGAGGTTTTTGATAATATCCCTGTTGACCTCTCGGCACCAGTTTCTGATCTCAAAGTTCAACTCTTTTCTCTGACTGGAGTTGCTCCCGAGAAACAAAAGGTTATAATGGATGGAAAAACTCTCAAAGATAAAGAGTCTCTTGAAAGCTACGGTGTTAAACAAGGTAGTGTCTTGCAGATGATTGGAAATGCATCAGAAACGTGGGTCAAACCTGATATGAAAGTCAAATTTGTAGATGATTTATCAACCAGTGAGCAAGCTACAGATAATAGTCAATACCCAAGCGAAGGATATGCAAACGTCAATATACAAGTTTTTAAAAGTAATATGATAAATAAAATAGAAGAAATTTTAAAAGGTAATAATGAAAAACGTAATTTTATATTTGGAATAGGTAATCAACCTATTATGGTATTATCACCTAAAGCTGAAAATTTTTTTCAATCTTTAAAATTATTTTTAAAAAAAGTTATTGAAAAAATAGAAAGTAAATATAATTTATTTATTTTACAAATTTTTGGTGACGTAATTAGTCATCTTGAAGACATTCTTAGTATTACTATACCTATAATTTTTCAACCTAATGATAATATAGTCATTCCTTTTTGCATTGATTATAATAAAGTATCTCATGTATGTGTATTATTAGGCATAAATATCGAAGATTTTACTATTGAAGATGAAGGTTTTGAAAAACAATTTGATAATTTTAAAGAGTTATTTCCCAATGTTCCTGAGCGTATATTACCTACTGCCGACATACCTACTATTGTAAGAAACCTAGTTACTTCTATTTTAAATAAAACTATTCCAACAGAAGCATTACACGATATTTATGGTTTATTAAAAGGCGAAGACTTAGAAACTATACTTTCAAGTAATAAAGATAACATAAACAATCTTTACTTTAATGTGATACCAGAAGTTTTAGGAATTATGCATTCTTATGGTGTTTTTACAGAAGCAGAAGAAGTAGAATTTTATATAATACAAGCTATAATAGAAAATAAAGACTCAGTTGAACATGCAATAATAACAAAAAGTATTTACTCTTTATATCAAAATATAACAGTTTTATATGGAATATATGTATATGATGCCGAAATATTAAAGACCTTTATCGAAAATATTAAGTTAGAAAATAATATGATACAATATGATGGTGGGTTTAACTCACTTCAGACAATAATGGATTACCGTTCTGATGTAGAATTTGAAACAATGGTTAAGGATACTACTACATATGTATCTTTAAATCAATTTATGCAACAACAAGAACAAAAAATCAAAGAATTAGAGCAATCTGATAAAACCATGTTAGATACTGAACGACTTCATGCATTAGGTTTAAATAAAATTAACGAACGTGAACAACTTACACGTTTACAAACCGCCGGTTCAAAAGGCGGAAAAAACAACCGCATTTCCAATCCCAAGCACAACACAAAGTACCGTAAAAATTATAAAAAGTTTGTAAGCAAATACATCATAAAGAAAAAGAAAAACAACAAGAAAAACAACAAGAAAAATAACAACAAAAAGAAAAACAACAAGAATAAAACCAAAAAAAATAAAAGATTAACAAAATCCAAACCTAACTCCAAGCGAAATAATAAAACATTAAAGAATAAAAAGGGTAAGTCAAAGTCAAAATCTAGTAACCATAAATCCAAGTACAATAAGAAAACAAAGACCAATTATTATAACTATTACAGGCACAATAAAACATTGAAGCATTAAGCCTCCCCCGATTTAACCACCGAATTAAAATCTTATTTATTTATTATATATATTTATATATACGTATAATAAACAACCACCACTCACTATACAAATATAAATGGATGCATCTTCAACAAATATAAATGTCACTCTAAGTTTTAGAAAAATTGCAGTACTAACCGCCGTTTTTGTATTTTTAGCATTAATACCCGTCTTTGTCATTATCATAATCCGCGCAAATAATAAAAAACAAATATGGGCTCCTATGGTAAGCGAATGCCCCGATTACTGGAAGTTATCTAAGAGCGAAGATGGTCACGTTCGATGTAAACCGGATAAAAAGAATGCCGAATATGCGAGTCCATTCGGTTTTTTCAGTTATCAACTGCCCACAAGAATGAATAAATACGAGTATGCAATTAAAAATAGAATTACATGGGATGGTATTACGAATGACGACTCTCTCATAAACAACTACAAGGAAGAAGCCCCGAAATCTATTTTCTGGTTACTCGGTAAGGTGTTTACTGTTCAACCCAAGTAATCAACCAAAGTAATGGAATAAGTCGCGGAATTCATTCACAGAATCAAAATAAAAATAAAAATAAAAATAAAATACATTCATAAAATCGACATAGAAACAATTATAATATTTTAATAAAGAAAGATAAAATAGTTATTATATAACATACATACAATAGAAAATGAACAATTTAAATATCAATTCTATTCTTGGAAGAGAACAAGCATATAAAAAGATTAAAATAATTCTCGACGGATTCCAGGAGAACAAAACCGACATCACATTAAAAAGAGGAATATATATCTACGGCAACCCCGGCTCAGGTAAAACAGAGTTTGTCGTAAATCTTCTCCGCGAGCAAAACTACGACATTATCAAATATGATGCCGGCGATATTCGCAACAAGTCCATCATCGACACGATAACAAAGCACAATATGTCCGATAAAAATATAATGTCAATGTTCGAAAAAAAGGTGAAGAAAATAGTGATAGTCATGGATGAAATCGACGCGATGAATAATGGCGACAAAAGCGGAATAAATTCGCTCATAAAGTTGATACGTCCCAAGAAAACGAAGAAACAGAAAGTAGAAGAGGTGTCGTTTAATCCGATTATATGTATCGGAAACTACCAAATGAATAAGAAGATAAAAGAGCTCATGAAAGTCTGTCATACATTCGAACTAAAAACCCCGTCAAATGAGCAAATCTCGTCTCTTCTTTTATCGATGAATTTGAAGTTCGATAAAGTATTAAACGACAATATTATACTATTTATTCAGGGAGATTTGAGGAAGCTGGTGTCGATTCATCAGATGGCGGTGAAAGAAAACAATATTCTCCAGAACGACATTATAGAGACGATATTTCAGCCGAAAAGCTATAACGACGACAGCAAAAAGTTGACGCAGCATTTGATAAACAATAGTTATCCGATAGAGCAGCATAAGGTATTGATGAATGAGACGGACAGAACAACCGTCGCGCTTTTATGGCACGAAAATATCATCGACGTATTGGCAAAGTATAAGAAAGATGTTTCTATTCCTTTTTACCAGACGGTACTAGACAATATTTGTTTCGCCGACTATATCGACAGAATCACGTTTCAGAATCAAGCGTGGCAATTCAACGAGATGAGTTCTCTTATTAAGACGTTTTATAACAATAAATTGTATCATGAACAGTTTATAAAAAAACCGAAATTTAATCCTGTTGAGGTCAGGTTTACAAAAGTCTTGACAAAGTATAGCACCGAGTATAATAACTCGCTTTTCATTAAGACGCTTTGCCAGCAGCTGTCGATGGACCAGAAAGACATGTTTTCCTTTTTTATGCACATTAAAACACAGCATA